ACATAATCCACAATAGCTTTCTCAGTAGCAAACCTTGTATCTACTCCCGGTGCTGTAATTACTGTAGTATAATCAGAAGATAATATATCCTCAAATGTAATATACTGTTGTGTAGATAATATACCATCAGCATCTGTTCTAAGAAATCCTGCTGTAGATGGATTATATCCCTCTACTGTACCATAATCTGATGTACCTATAAGGATTTTACCAGATAGTGCCTTATCAGAATCATATAAAGAGTTGTTTGTACTAATTATATTTAGTACAGTTCTCCAATCATCTGTATTATCATGGAGTATTTCAGTAGAATCATTGTCTGTATCATAAAAGAAAAGACCTTTCTTATGGGTATAAGCAGTTAAATCAGCTAAAGTAGTATTATGCAGCAGCATATACTTTAACTGACTTCTTCCAAAACCTAAAAGGTCATCTTTGAGATTATAATCTGCCATTATAATACAGTTATAACACCTGCTCCTGTTGATACAAAATCAAGTGTAAGTTGATTAACAGTTAATTCAGTAATTGCTGGATACACTCTAACAGAATTAGTTCCTGTAGTATCAGTTACAATTACAATTGGTGATAGTTTATTGAGATTATGAGTAACAGTTATAGTAAAACTCTCTACTCCTGAGTAGGTTGTAGTGTAAATTACTACTGGAATGTCAATTATTCCACCACCAATAGGCTCTTCACCAATAGGATTACCCCCAACTACACCAGCAGCATCAGGTAATTCAAGGTCTTTTCTCTTACATATCCTCAAGATATGTGCCATTATAGCATTTACTTCATCTTCAGATAGAGCATAATCATTTCCTATGCGCCTGAGTAACCAAAAATACATCCCTAATACAGTAATATCTGTTTTGAGATTACCATAATTAGGGTATCCTGTCTTAAACATAGATGCGAGTAAGCTGTTTTTCTTAACAAAACAGTATGTAGCTTCCTGAATAAATTCTCCTAAAGTGATTGCCATTAGCAAGTACAAGTTAAATCCAGATCAAATGAAGTAATCTGTTGTAATGTGGTTAATATATTTGTAAATTCTGTAGTGTAAGCATATTCAGATGCGTATATAAGTGCCTGTAACATCATAAACTGCATCACAATGTCTTTAAGTTTTAATGAGCAACATCCTGTACAAGTATAAAATGAAGGAATTGTTGCTATACTGTCAAATACAAGTACCTGTACTTGATAATAAGTAAGTACCTGTACTGTTAAATCTGTGGTAGTTACTCCGGCATCGTCAGATACCTGATACAAAACTGTCCAAGTGCCATCAGCTAATGTGTCACCGTCACTACCACCAAGTAGACTACCTGTAATATTGAAGATTAAATCATCTGCTGAATAGTCAATTCCAAGGTCAGCTATAATATCTATAGTATATACAGTAGTATCTGGTGCAGTAATAGTTAATACAGCATAATCAACACCTGCTAATGTCATATTAGGAGCACCCCAACCACCTTCATTGGTTCCGGCTGCATAAGCTCCAGTATTATCAACTAATGTTAATACTGAATAATCTGTTATAGTTTTACTTAATGATAATGTTAGAGCCATTTAGTTTTTAATTTAAAAAGGGGAGATATAATCTGAATCATATCTCCCCGCAAAATTAATTAATTATGAAATTAAAAGCAACTTTATTGTACTAAACTTTCTATTGTTTTCAATTAGAAAATATATTAGGCATTAATCTCAGTAGCGATAGTAGCACTTGTAGTGTAAGTAAGAGGAATGCTGTATGCTGTTACATAAGCATTGAGAATAGTACCAAGACCAGTATTAGCATCTTTATAAGCTCCAACATCACCTTTTTCACAGGCAAGAATAAGCTGTTTAAGTGAATTAGCTTGTCCACCCAACTCAGTAGTCATTTCTCCCTCATACTCAATAGTAACAATTGCATAAGTTTTAGATGAACTAACTTCAGTACGGAATGTGGGCTGTGGAATCTGTGCCCTGTAGTAATTACCTTCATTGCCAAGGAACAGTTGCTCCATTGCATGAATCTGACGATAATCCCCAGTGCCCGGACTTGTTGCAGTACTCTTAGTTACCAGTGTAGCACCACAATCCTGAAGAATAGTATCCCAAATAGGCTGACTATAACGGAATTTAGGCTCTTCATAGTAGTAAGTTACAGAACTGAGTTTAATACCCCAGTTACCTTCAGTTACAGTCTCAACATTGCCGTGAGCAATAGTCTGACTTGTTCCCTGCCAAGGAAGATCAAGTGTTACAATAAGTCCACTTGCTGATACTGCTGTTACAACATAGCAAGGCGCTGTTCCTGCACCAGTTCCACCGAGGCGAATTACATCACCTACAAGACAAGTAAGGGATTCATCTTCACTCAAAAGAATGGTATTAGAACCTCTTGTTACAGTTGCTGTAGCTGATGCCATAGCATTTTTCTGAGCACCTGCATTGATGCGTTCAAATGTGAACCTATCAGTACCAAATTTTACTTTATCTGGTTCACGAGAGAAATTCTTAATAAGACTTTCAGTAAGTCCCTTAGCAATTTCACTCTGAGTTGCTGTAGAATCTGTTTCATAGAAACCTTCTTTAATCTTCTGCTGCATAAATCCAGCAGTATCAGTTGGCCTCAGATACAATTTTACAGAGTAAATATTATCATTAATTACATCAATACTACCGGAACTACCATTGTAGCCAATATAATCAAGTTGATTAGTTGCGGCAGTATACTTATTAGCGTGAATTGATTTTATACTTTTGGCACGAATTATGTCTGAATAATTCAATGACCCATCAGTAAGTTTAGTAGCAATTTTAAATTCTGTTGGTAAAGTTCCAGTAGCATCTACTACGATTCCACCGGGACTAATAACTACAGGTTCTCCTGTATTCATTGAGGAAATATATCCATCAACATTATTGGTCTCCATTCCAGCAGTAGCTGCTGTAGCGTTAACAACTATAAGATTAGCTACGTTACGTTGTGCTTGCATTGTTTTATTGTATTAAGTTAATAAAGAATTGTTAATTGTTAATTATGCTAATATGGCAAATACTAAATCAAAGTTTGCCGACAAAGCTGTTGAAGCATGTGCATTATAAATTTCAATCACAATACTACCAGCAGCGGGGGTAATTTCTTTTATAAGTGGTGTCCCATTTCCACCATAATCTCCTATAGAAGCTACTACAATACTATCTGCTGTTGCAAGACTATTTGTAATAGTTACTGTTAAAGTAGCCAACCCAGCAGTTGATCCGTGAGCTATAAGACATTTTCCAGCCGCTGTATTAATGGTATGTGTTGCTCCGGGAGTAGATGACTCAGTTAAAGTAAGTACAGTACCTGCATTAACGTCTGCTACAATATCAGCTATTGCTTCAGTGTTAGTGTTAATCTGATCTACAGCCTCATTATATACAGTAGCAAAAATAGGTGCTGTTACTTTAATACCCTTACTGTAATTCTTAGTTGTTATTTTATCAAGTGCCATTTAATTATGGATTAATGTTAAAGGAATTTGTTAATTTAAAAGTTTCAATTGCCACTTCTAAGGCTTTATCCACAATTTCTTCATGAAATTCTGCTAAAATATCACAAGATGTTGTTTCAGGAGTTCCTGTAAGCAACGTAATAGCAGCAGGATTTTTAATGTAGGTTATATAATATGTCGTTATTGATGTAGTATCAGTACCATAGATTAATTCGTGTTGTCTTGTACCAGTATCAATACGCCATATTAAGTCATTATAAGGTTTTTTAAAAGGATTGTCTACGTGTAAATTGTAGTAATCCAGTTTAATAGGTATTACTGTAACACCTGTTTTAGATGTTGTAGCTCCGTGACAATTAAGTAAACTTATTGTAGCGTGCTCTTGTACCACATATTTACAATCTGCTGGTAACGCAAAGTATCTTCCATTTGGATGAAACCCTGCTGAACTTACTGCTTGTGATGCTGTAGTTACAAGAGAAGATAATCTTTTCCTTGAAGCCTCATTAGATTCATACTCTGCATACCATACATCTACGAATCTACGCAATCCCTCATTGAGATAGAATTCTACATCAATAGTCCTTACATCAAGTCCTTTATTGATATGATTCTGTAATCTCTGCTCAAATCTAAGTTGTAAGTTTAAATTGGTCATTTACCCTCCTTCTTAGATAATTTATATTTCTGTTGCTCAAATAAATCTACTGCAAGTCTTACAATGTCTTCGTGCAGGTAATCAGCTAATTCACACACCTCTGTTTCTGTAGCAACATCTGTAGCATCTAATATAAGTTGTCTTGGTGTTACAAGACAGTGTGCTTTAGTATTTGAGGCAGAGTATGTAGTATAAGAGTCGTGTATTACCATTAAAGAAGATATACTATTGTAAGAATCTTCTGTATCATTATTTGTCTGAGTAAATACAGGAACCAAAATTAATGGTTTGTTAATAGATGTAGTTAAATATCTGTTAACTTCCCCAGCCTCTATAGGCATCAAATCAATCAGTGTAGTTGCAGTAGTGTATGGATAGGTTCTTGATATTACTCCTGTAGCACTTATGTAATGCCAAACAAAAGTTGTGGTAGGTTTAAATAGTAGTGTATTAGTAAGTGGTGTGGTAGTTACGTTGGTTAAGGTTATGCTTTTAATCAGATTCTTTAAATCATTAATACTGTTTCCAATAACTTTAGTCCTTTCATAGAATGTTGGAGCAGACAAATATTTCTCTTTGATATATTTAATCTGTGCCTCATTAAGGAATCTGAATATTACATCAGTATCTGGTTTCTCAGAATCATTAAATATTGGACTACTGGTTTGTAGCAGAGTCTCAAACAACTGTTGCATTTCAAATGTAGTCATCTTTTACTGATTAGAAATTTTAGCAATTTTAATAGATTTTAAAGCTTCTTCAACAGCATATTCTACAATAATAGGATGTAATACAAGGTCTAAATTAGTATCTGTAGTTGTATCAATATCAATCATTGTAGGTTCTATAATTGCAGTAAGTTCTATTTCACTAACTGCTGATACATAAGCGTCCACAATAACTGTTAATACATTTTCTCCATCATCTACTTCAGTAAATGCTTTAGGATATTTAAACCAAGGTTTGTTAAAAACAGTTGTTAAGAAAATATCAATATCTGTTTTATCACCGGGAGTATCGTTAGGAATCCACTCGTCTGTTATAGTAGGATTAGTTCTTGTAAGTTTACTTCTTGACCTTAGATAATACAGATATGTTGGGTGAGTAGTGTTGAGATTTAAAGTGTAAGCATTATTCAATATTAGTGTATGTGGTGCAGCAACTGCACTATCAGTTACAATAAGATTGGATATAGGGTTATAATCTCCTGCTAAATACTTTTCTCTAACAAGTCTTAACTGGCCTATATTTAAAAAACTACTAATCTCAGAGTCTTCCCAACCCGGTGCAGCTAACGATGTAGCTGCATCATACCGGGTCAAGAACTCATTTCCCATTTCTACTGCTGTCATTTCTTACTTTCAGCCGTTATCTGCGCAATAAGCTTCAATCTATCTTCCTGATGTCTCTCATCTTTGAGGTAGAGAATTACTTCTTTCAGTGATGAACCTACAGGAATCTCATCTGGTATAAGCACAAATGTATTACCAATAAGTTTCAATACACCAAGACGTATTGCATCATGAATCATTAATTTATCCTGATAGTCACTTGTCATTATAGAAACAAATTTCTTAGCATTTGCTTTTATAATATCTTCAACCTGTGCTACCATAAATGGAATCTTAGCATCAATTGATGGTTTAGCAGAAGCTGTTGGATTCTCTAACCAATATACACTAAGAAACTCATATAATTTAGTCTGTGAAGTCTGAATCTTATCAAATAGTTTATAAGCTGCAATGTTGTCTGCTGCGGTAGATACCTTAGTTTCAACATCATAACCCTCTTCTACAATAACAAGTTTGTGGTCTCCACTATCAAATCTTGATTCCCAATTTTTAGCTACTATACCACCGGGGCCTGAATTAGCTAACAATATTTTATACTCAAGGAACTTCTCTGGTATTGATAAATCCAATGTAAGTACTACAGTATCATTATCTACGATTGTATCAGGCTTACGAATAATTACCTCTTTCCAATGCCAATAAGGAATTTTACCATCTTTAGGATCAGGTTTCTTATAAGGACTTAAATCTCCCGGTGCAAAATCCATTCCACAACGTGATCTATCCTCAAAGAATTCCTGCTCTTCCTTAGTTAAAGGATTAATTAATTCTCCTGTTGACCTCGATACTGGTACTGTAATTGCCATTATAGCACCATCATTTAACCAAACTCCACTATGACCTTTATGTAGCCAACCTTCCCATACTACAGGCTTAACGTGTATAATTCTCTTGGGCAATGCTCCCATTACCAATTCTGTTTCACTCATACTCTTCTTCTTCTAAGATTAGTTTATATTAATTTAAAAATGACCCGCTTGCAGTTCTTATGGGATGCAAGCAGGTACATTATCTTTATCCTAAGATATTAGGTTTGTATACAGCTACTCGTGTAGGATCATAAATGATTGCTCCACCAGTAAACATCCTATGCTCAGTCCATCCATCAACAGGATTTGACATAATACGATTAGGTTTGCCAAGTGTGAAAGGATCACGTAATCCCGGCTCAAATCCACGACTATCACCGTTATTTTTGAGATATACTTTCTGGATATTAGGTTTACCATCAGAAGTACCCATGTTCAGAATATCATATACATATGATTCTGCCAAACCCGGCTTACTTCCCATCATCAGTTTATTACGCTCAAAGTCATCTTTCAGAGCATCGTGCATAATGTTAACCTTGATACCATTGGGGCCAATATACTCAAGGAACTGTCCCTTGAAACCATAACCATTTCCACCAGTTGAGTAGATACGGTCATTGTTACGTGCAGGGGTATACAGAGTTGAGTGATACTCAAGAGCCTCACTAAACTGTACCATTCCACGCTCACCAGTCATAATAGTTACTTCACGTTGACCCATTACAATCTTACCAATGGTAAGGTCTAAGAGCATATCAGTGAATTTCTTAATATTAAATGAGCTGTAAGTATAGTAGTTAGATGATTCCATCTGCTGACGAATACCAGCACCCATCCTGATTTCATAACCTGATTTACCCTTGATTTTGTAGGTATCATCAGAAGTTTTGTTAGATGTAGCATACATCAACATCTTAGCAATCTCTTCCTGATACTGCATTTCAAATTGGTAAGTCCTGTAGTCCATCCAAGTGGTCATTACTTTTCCAGTAGCATGATCTTTCCAGCTAAACTTAACTGGCCTGTTAATCATATTACCCGGAACAGTATCCTGCATACGGATAGTAGTGAAGGAGTTCTTCATCTTGAATGGGAAGTTATAGTTAACTCCACCACCCTTTTTGGACAAAGTATCCTCAACTGGTGAGAAGTCTTTACTAAACCTCTTACCTGTCTGAAGTTCTTCATAAGGTACTGACAGATTCTTGTCACCTGTATTCAGACGACACCTGTATTCCCAGTATGCTCCAATTGGCTTTGGTTCATCAAGAATAAGAATTGGGTAAACTTCATTACGCTCGCCTACAATCTGATTAACATCAGTAAACCATTTCTCACCGAAAGTAAGATAAAATTCTGTAAAGTTCTTACCTGTTTTATCAGAAGCACCTACGGCACTACCGTTAGAGGTCAAAGAAGCTTTAATAAGGGGAATATTTTTCTTTCCAGAAGTAATAATGTCCCATGTAAAATCATCATCTGAATCCAGATACAGTGCATCAAATTTATTAAGATATGAACTTACTGTGGTTCCGAAGTTAGCCTGATGAATCATTGTTGCTACCTTAGAGGCAGCCTGTGGTTCTATACCGAACTGATAACCTAAGTGAGCCTTTGTTACAAGACCTGCTACGTCATCATTTTCGTACATTTGAAGTGGTGAAATTCTCATTTTTATATTTGTTTAAAAGAGTCTCTTATTTATTTTTTTGTAAAAGCATTCAAGTTAAAATCTATATCATCATCACTACCGCCTTTACCAAGAGCAGGTTTACCTGCTGTAAATTGAGTATTTGATTTATCACTGAGAGCCTTCTCTAATTCACTTATAGCTTTGGTCTGTGTACGTGCCATAATTTTATCCCACTTACCATCAAATACTCCAAGCTCAATTAGATAATTCTCAATAATAGCATACTTCAATGGGTCTTCAGCCCTCTTAGCCATAGCAGCATTCAATTGCTCACCATTAGCTCCAGTCTTAACTGGTGTAGTAATACTTGTAAATAGTTTATCTTTAGTCTGTTTATTAATCTTAATGCCGGGAACAATCTCTGTCATAGCATCAACTTCTTTACGAAGATTTTTTAAATTCTCATCCCTCTGTTTCTTAGCAGTTTCTTCCTGCTTAACCTTATCTTCTTTAAGCTTAACTTCCTGTTGTTCAGCAAACTTAACAAGATTCTTATGGGATTTCTTAGCATTATCAGCAAGTTTACCAGTAGTCTCAAAAGATTCAATCATATCTGTAATTGCTTCTTCATCAATACCTTTAAGTCTAAGATGCTCCTTAATCAAATCTTTCTGCAAATCTTCATCTGCATCAATCTTATCTTCAGTAATAGCACCATAAAACTTCTTAGCTTCCTGAATATCTGCCCATTGGTTAAGGTCAAGTCCAGCATCTCTTGCTTCAATAAACTCCTTAAAGTCTGCTTCAGCTGTGTTCTTGTACTCCTCAATATCTGAAAGAATAGATTTACGTGTAAGCTCCATTAAAGCAGCTACTTCGTTACCACCATTCTCCTCAACCAATTTATCAAACTCAGTATCATCAATAGACGGTAGAATCCCCTCTTCTGCAAGAGTTTTTGCGAAAGGTTTAATTAATGAAGAAGAAGAGCTACCCTTATTTTTCTGAGGGGATTCCTCGTCTGTTTCTTCTTTAAATCCATCTGGACTTAATTCCTCTTCATCTGTTGTATCTGCTGGTTTACTACCAACAGTAATCTCTATAAAATTGTCATCTTCTTCTGCTGGAGTATCCTTCTTAGGTTTACCATCAGCAGACTCTTCAACCTCTACGGCTGGTGTCTCTGAACCAATAGGGACTTCAAATAAGTCATCACCCCCCATTAGGTTTACATTTCCAAATAATTCATCCATATTCTCTTCTTCTTCTTTAAGAACTGTGCAAATTTATATTAATTTAATTTTTAATGCAACTAATATTTAGTTTATCTTCATTATTAACAAACTTCCTATAGCCAATTTATTAATGTGCGAAGTCGTGGTCAAATAGATAAGCTGCTTGTGGCCCATCACCAAGTAATTCAAGTTTATCAATGATATTGTCGAAGGTGGCAAGTTCCTCAACTTGCTCATTTAGAACACTTTGTGCAAATCTATACACATCATGGTCAACCTCTTTTAGAGCAGCAGTAGCTAAATCATTATAACTTTTGGTTACATCCATCTCGTGCTTAAATGCAATATCAAATACTGCTTTAATATTAGTGTATCCAGAAATATCCGGCATAGTAACTGTAGGAATCTTAGCCATACAGTTCTTATCATCAAGATAGTCAATTACCTTCTTACCGTGAGTCTGTTCCTCATCCCCATGTTTAAAGAAGAAATCGGCTACATTGTTAAATCCATTATACCTGCACCAGCTACCCATTGCATAATAAATTTGAGCAGAATCCATTTCTGTCTTAATTCTCTCATTCAATGCTGATTCAAGTGTATCACTTACTAATTTTATCATATATATTATTGTTTACTTACTTTAGGTTTTGATCTGGCATTAATTTTAGCTATCCTCTCCTTAGTTTCTTCTGCTGCTTTGGCCAACTTCTCTTTAGAAAGTCTATCCTTCTCAGCAACTAATTCTTTAGATCTTAACTCCTTATCTTTAATTCTCTCCTGAGCCTCAAGTTCTGGAGTTTTATCCTCAAGTGGTTCTGTAGCAGTATTATCAATCTCTAATCCTTTAAGCATAAGTTGAGTTTCCCTTTGTACAAGTAATTTCTCAATCTCGTGACTTTGGATGTCCTCACGATTTTCAAGCTCCATTTCAAGCATCTTTGCCTCGTGCTCACGTTGTGCTTCACCCTCTTGTTGCTGACGTTGAATATTATCCATCTCAGCTCTCTCAATCTTACGTCTTGTATCAGCAATAGATTGTGTCATATAAATATCCATAAAGCTACTGAAATTAAGATTACCTGTCTGTATACCTGCATGTGCAAGTTGTACTAAAGCATTCTTTAATTCAGTCTGTGCAGCAGAATCAGTCATAACCAATCCATAATCAGCTTCTGAGAACAGTTCACCATCAATAGTAAATATCTGTTGGGCTAAATCAGATTCCATCATATACTGAGCTACCTGACTACCATTCATATAGGCATATTTAGCAGTCTCAAGTAATGCTTCTAATGCACGTAACTTGGTAAAGTCGTGTATAAGGAACAACTCCTCAGTGCTATGAGAACTCTGTGTAACAGACCTTTCTACACCACCAACAGTTTCTCTATTATCAATAGAACCTTCACGTTGTCTTGTAATACCTACAGAGTTACCGAGAGAATCCTCAATGTAACGCATCATCTCAAGGTTCTGTACAATGTAATTACCAAGGTCAGGATTATAAATCTTACCTGTAGTATTGAAATCACCAGCTAATTTACCAGTAGCTCTACCTTTCTCCCCTTCATTATATGAGTCAACAAACAGGTATCCCATTTCTTCACCGTAGTATAACCATTTATCCAATTCCCATTCTCCCGGCTTCTTAGCTAAATCCATCTCAATCATTGGGCCTTTATACTTAGCAATAGCCTTGTCTACTCTATAGGCAAGTTTATTATACATATAAGCATAAGGTTTCATCATTGTCATCAATGACTTAGCTTTACCTGAGTTGGTATTATAAATAGTTCCTACATAACCTGATCCACATAAGGATAGATTATCCATCCTTCTGAATTGAATAGGTCTTGGTTGCATCTTAACAAAGATGTCTTTACCAATCTTAGTACCTTCCCACCATTCATTAATCCACAACCATTTAATCTTTTCGCCTAATGCTTTATTAGGCTTGTAATTCTCATCTACTACAGTTTCAAGCTCATCACCTGTTTCTGGATCAAGATAAGTTAATACACCAAGCTTACGCCTTGATTTCCATACTACACGAGTAGTCCTTACATTACCTTCTGTATCATATACAGCATTACCATAACCAGTATCAGTTACATTAATCAATCCATCTGCATCAGTA